CAAACAATGAACCCATACGACCTTTTATTCCAGCTTGTTCAGCTGCATCAGCGGCTTCTGTCATAGAAATAAGGATTGATGCGGCATAAGTTCGTGGATTTCTCCATGGAGCGTTCATAGCTAATTCCTCAGCCATAGAAAGCCCAGGTATAGCGGCATCATCAGCTAATCCTAAAGATGCTCTCTTAGCGGCAACGGCAGCTGTCTCCGAAGCAACAAGTTCTTTTGTTGATCCTAATGCTTTACCTGCACCAAAAAAACTAGCTATAGAACCTACCGCTTGCCCTACAAGAGCAAGTCCTGAATGCCAGTTCATGTTATCCATGTTCAATCCGACACCATCTTCTGAAACAGAAATAATTTGCTTTGCGGCCTTTGGATCAAGTTCAAAATTGTAAGAATCTACTTGGTTTTCAATTTCATTCAACCATTTGTTATCAAACTGATCACCGGTAATTACTCCTGTAATTAATTGCGCTAATGCTGGGATTGCTTTTCCCGCTCCAAGTAAACTATTTGTCGCTGACTTCGCCATTGCTGTAATAGCAGAATCATCAGCAGCGGAATCCATATTGCTATAAATAGAATTTATTCTAGTTCCTTTTGGAGCACGTTCTCCATAAGCCAATGGCTGAGGAATTCCATTATTATCAATATAAAAATGTGCATCATCACGAACTGCTGCAACACCAAATCCTAATGCTCCACCAATAGCAGCACCAAGACCTGTACCAAATCCACCAGAAGAAATACCAGCTATGGTAGCTCCTAATGCAACACCACTAGTCAAACCAGCACTTCCGCGCGTCCACCAATTATCTTCTTGCTGAACTGCCTGTTGTCCTTTTAGTGTTTTTTTTACATCTTCAAGTTGATTATCGTCAATTTGACCATTTATTCTCAAATTCATCAAATACTGCTTGTTCTCATCAGGTAATTCATAATCATTGTAAATGGAATTATGAATCTCATTTACTTTTTTCTGAAGAGTAGAACGATCATAGTCAGCTTCGCCAACAACTTTTATCGGCTGATCTTTATATTTTGCTTTAAACTCATCAAGAGTTAAATCCTTCTTTTTCTCAGGCAAGGACTTATCTGTATCTTTTGGTTTAACAAGGTCGTTAACAAGAATTTCTTGCCCTTTGTATTTATTTTGAAATTCTTCTAATGTCAAATCTGGCATAATAGTTTATTTTACAGTTCTAACTCTTACTACTCCATCTGCATCCATATAAGCTTGATGTTTTAATCCATCAGGAGTTGTATAAATTGGTGCTTCAGGATCATTGTTAACTCCGGCAACTTTACTTAATCCTTCAACTCCGGCATTGTAAGTATTGTTAACAGTTAAATCTTTGTTTTGCTTATTGTCAATTAATGGAGCTTCCATGTTAAATATAACAAACTCTTGTGAATTTCCGTCTGTATCTTTTTTTGTTATTTTTTTAAAAACTGTACTATCATGATCTATCCAATCATTAGCCGCTTCTACTTGGTTAGGGGAAAACACATGTTTGTCAACTACTTTTCCAGCTATAGCAGGAAATTGATTTTGAAAAACATCAAGAGGAATTGTTAATTGCCATTTTGCTTTACTCATTCCATTTTTATCAATTTTTATTTCTCCAGTAGGTACAGCATATTCTGTTGCAAGCAAAGTTGTTCTATCATTATCTGTAAGTGCTGGAATTGGATCAGAAGGATTTGGTGTCCATCGTTCACCGTTCAATGTTAACAATGATCCTGCTGATAAATTAGCTTTACCTCCACTCATTTTTGCATGAGCAATACCATTTGCATTTCCTGTTCTCCATGTATCAGGATTTGCTTTTGCTTCTTTCCATAAATCATCAAAATGATCTATTGCCTCACCTGTTGCTGTTGCTCCACCACTACCACCGCCGTCTTTTGTTGCAGATAGTTTGAAATTTTTAGGAGCTTTATATTCTGGTGGCTTAACATTGTTCTTACCTTGCTCTTGTAGCCATTTAGCTATATCAGGTTGTCCATTGGCACCAACATATTTTTTCTGATCTTCAGGAGAAAGGTTTTTAAACATATTTGTTACCATACGTTTATTTCTAGGATTCATATTCATGAACTGTTGTGCTCCTTTATAAGTCGCATCACTTGAAACTTGACTTACAAAACCATTCTCTTCTGTTCCCGGAATAACATCATTAACATCTGGCTGTATTGCATTAAAGTGTTTTTGCATTTCATCCAAAAGATTGACTTTGGAATCAGGATTTATGAAAATGAATTCATTTTGTCCTTTTCCCGGAGTCGTAGTTCCGTATTTATTGTAGTTATCACTAGCATCAATTAGTTTAGCAATTTCAGGATCATCTTTCCATGTATCAGGATTCTCTGCAATAAATTTGGTGAGCATAGTCTTCTCTGTACTAAAACGCATATCCGCAGCTACAATAGGATTGTCTAGCATCTGATGTTTTAACTGATTGTACATTATCAGCTTCGCAGGATTTGTTGTTAGATCGGGATTCTGAATTACATAATCACCCATCTTTTTTATATGATCTGCATAGAACCCATTCAGTTTCTCTCGTTGAAAATCACTTGTCATAGCAGCGAATTTCATATCGTCACCAAGTAACTTTGCTTTGTTCTCTGCATCAATACGAGTCTGACGACGAACTTCCGCAAGTTTCGTTTCCCTGTCCATCATATTATCATAAGGTATCTTTACAGACATCCCTTGATATAATCCAAAATCCATAAATGCCATAGTCTTATATTTTATTGTCCAGGTTATTTTAATGATGCTGCTAAATCCTTGAACCCTGCTCCAATTGATGCTTCTATTCCCGTTTTTTGTGCACCTGCAAGGTCAGCCATATATTTAGAATAATTCTGCTGTCCTATAAAATTTGTGATACCAGTATTCAACAATCCTGATGCAGCTTGTTGGTTTGCCATAAATCGCTGATTTTTGGAATCATAGATATACATCTTATCTCTGGAAAGAGCATCAACACGATTATCTACCCTTGCCTTCTTTTGCTCCATAGAAGTTTCCTCTAAAGCGGCAAGTTGCATAATACCCCTGTTCTTATCTATCGCAGATTCTCTTGTAGCTCCCAGAGCAAGACCTACATCTCCTGCTGATGCTCGTACCGCTTCTGCATTCCGAGTGCGTCTGGTAAGCTCTAAATTCGTTTCTGCATTAACGCGAACAGCGGGATCAATACGTGTTGCATCTAATCGAGCTTCTCCTAGTTGTGTAGAAAGATTTGGATCGCCCTTGTATGCTCCGGGATCTTTGTTGGAAGCAAGTCCTGCAAGCCCCATTCCTGTCTGAGCAACAGCAAGAAGTCCGGCATAGCCGCCGAGTTTAGTGAACAGAGAAACTTCGGGATCTTCATCTTCGGTTTTTGGTAATTCAGCAAACTTTCCTTCGTACTGATTTGGCTCTTTTCGTATATCTCTTTTAGCCAACTCATCGTCTACGAGACCTTGAATTCCTTTAATAGGAGCTTTTTCAAGTCCTGATAAGTCTTCTCTTTCTGTTGGACCACCTGGAATATTGTATTCTCTTTTTGGAGCTGCGCCAGGCTTTTCTTTTGGCATGTAAATATCAATCGGTCCTTTTGACTTATTTACATCGTCTTGCTTTTTCTGTTCGTCAGCTTGTCTTGCTTCTTCTTTATCAGCTAATTCTTTGTCGTATTCATATTCTATATCATTGTCAGCATTGCTTATAAGACCTTCTCTTTTGTAATTTTTTGGATTTGATGCTTTTTGATATTCTTTCATTTGAGCATCAAACTCTGCTTTTAAGGCTTTTGTTCTTTCAACGTGCTCTCCTAAATTATCTCCGCTGTTTTTTTCTTTAGCAATTCTTAGCTGAATCTCAACGAGTTTTTCTTTTTCGTTTCTTTGTTTATTTGCTATGCCTTCTTTTAGAAGTCTAGCTTCTTCTTTTTCAGCATCAGATTGTTCTTTTTTAGTATCGATTTTTGGAGTAGCAATGCTTTGTTTTTTAGCGATAGCAGATACTACTGTTCCTGTTTTACCATCAGGATTTTTAGTTGATTTGGCGTTTGTTGGATCTTCGTACGGAATATATGTTTTTGCTCCAGGAACAGATTTTATCTCTCCTTTGTTTTCAAGAAATTCTTTACGAATCAGAGGTATCGAATCGGATTTTACATTTGACTCTTTCCCTCCTGGAAGAGAAGTCCAAACCGTTTTTAATCGTTTGTCGGCTGCTTCAAAATCTCCTTTCGCAATAGAATCAGCTGCTCCATTATCAATCATTAAAGCAATAGCAGCTTTAGCTGATTCAGAAATATCTGAACTTTGTCCTTCGTAACCGTACTTATCTTTAATCGATTTATTCGTTCCTTCCAGAAATTGAAAATAACCAGTAGCTGAAGACTTTGGATTTTTTCCTCCGGCAGCATCATTAGGATCTGTTTCTCCATGCATAATAGCATTGAGATAAGCACGAACATTTACATTTTTATAAAGTTTTTCAATTTTGCTAGACCACTTTTCACGGACACCTCCACCTTCAGATAAATATTGAACCTCTTTCCCACCAATCTTTCCTCCTTTGTAATATCCATAGCCGGTCTTTTCTGCATTGGGAGCAAGCCTATCTAGATTCACACCATTCTTTTGTAATACTGCAACCTCATTTTTTGTGAATACATGTTCTCCATTACTTAAAGCCACAGGAGCACTTCCTTTCTTGTCACCCTGAGTAATAGTATCTCCTTTGCCAAAATAAACCGAACGTAACTGTTGAGCGATAGCTGCATTCTTCGCCGGAACAACAAAATCTCCCGGTGTTAACTTTGCTTGTACATCATCACTTGTTCCAGTACCAGCACCTTGAACAGAACCTCCTATAGCTTTTTTTTCTGCTGTTCCAGATTCTTTAACTTGTTCTACCTTGTGTGCTGTTTCTGCTCCTTTTACTCCCTTTGTTGCAGCAAACGACAATGATGTAGTTTCTTTTCCAATTGCTTTTCCAGCAGTTCTTTCTGCTAGTCCTGCGGCTCCTCTTAATAATTCTCCTTCGATGTTAGCTACTTTAGCTGAAGCACCTGCCCTTTTTGCAATAGCACCAACAATTCCTCCTATTAAAACATTTCCTGCAATTGCAGAAGGTATTGATTTTATTGGATGTTCAGGATCGAAAAACGCTAAAGAACCAATAGCTTTGCCAGCAGCCTTTAGTAGTAATCCTGTCTTTTTCAATCTATTATTTCTGTCGTTTTCTTTTGATGTTAAATTTGCTTCATAATCAGAATCTCGTTTACTTTTTGGCGCAGAAGCTGTTGTTATATTAGACTCATCTTTCTTAATATTATATTTTTGAATTTCTTGTACTTGTTCAAAGCTTAAACCATGATTTGTTGTACCAGAAGTTTCAGCAAATTGAGATGAATCAAAATGAGGTACAGCTACACGATGCTGTGATTGTAGCACTTCTCGTTGTAACTGATATGGATCATACACCCCTGTCTCTTTGATTTTAATAGGCACTGGAGCTGTTGCTCCAATAACACCACCATCAGCAGCATATTGCATTGCGGCACGTCCTTGTCCTAAAGCAAGTCCCTGAGATGCATTTTGCGCTGCAAGAGCTTCTCTTTGTTTCTGAGCACTAAGATAAGTAGTAGCAAGACCTACGGCAGCACCTACGCCAGCTCCTATTGGTCCTAATGCTGCACCTGCAGCAGCACCACTAGCTGCGTTTGCTGCATAATCCATTCCATCAATTTTATCAGGAGTGTTATCTAATCCTTTGGCAAGACTTGCAGTCATTGTTCCACCAGCAGCAATAGCTCCATTTGCATTAAAATCAGAAGAATCTCCTAATAAATCTTTTGGTGCCTTTCCATTTAAGCTTGTGTTAGCTATTCCGGTATCGGTATTTAATGAATTAACATTAATAGTTTGCATTTTTTGAGGTGCAGGTACTCTTATTGGCTTTGCCATTTCTTATTTATTAATAACGTGTACGGAAAACTGTCATTGCTGTATTTAATATAATCTTTTCATTTGAACTTGTAATAGGAGAACCATTTAGTTTGTTGAATTTAAGAAGATTAATCTTTAATGTATTCCCAATTAACCGCCCATCATTTGCTAAAGGTAATGATCCAGACCACATTTTATTGCGATACTCATAATCTTTTTTATTCGATAAGTTTATATCAACAGCAATTTGATCTACTGTTTCCGCAATCAAAGAATCAAAAAATTCTTTTGATGCTCTCCAAACTGAATTATCAAATACTTTTGGCTCATTTAAGTTCTCACCATTGACAATATATTTCAATGAGCTTGGATACACCAATCCAAACCATTTTCCTATATCTCCAATGTTTTGCTGAAAAGAATCCGACATAGAATAAATTGGACTCCAGTGTAAAGGATTAAGAGCATAACCGGTACCACTATAAGAATAAGCCAAAATACATACATAAACAATTCCAAATTCTTCTACTATAGCTCCTACTGGAACCATTTGAGAGGACACGGGAACATAATATTTATTCTGCGGACTCATTGCAAACACCATATTCTGAAACACATGAAATAACCCTGCTTTATATGGCATCAGTCCTGTAAATGTTCCATTTTGCTGATCGAATAAAATTGTAAAATCTGTATCTGTTCCCATAACAGAAAGTACTACTCTGTTGTATTGTGGATCATAAAATCCGGAAATTCCTTTTCCTGCAGTAGGGCGATCATTGATAAATATATCTCCACTTAAATTCTTTTGGAAAAAACTATTCATTCCCTTTGCGACATCTAGCTCTACAATCTCCAACCCTGTGCTCATCATACATAAAACTTTTCTCTCTGCATCAATCCATACAAAGCCGTCAGGAGTATCTATTAATCCAAACTGATGCTGATTGCCGAAATAGTTTGTACGTTCATCGTATCGCTCCATTACACCACCTTGACCTATTACAGTAGGGCTTCCAATAGAAGTATTTACAATGGCTCTTTCGTTGACGGGAATGTATCCCACTGCTCGTTTTTGCCAATAAAAAAGCTTCATCCCTTTTGCTCTGAAATTAGTAATAGTTCCATTAAGACCACTTACATCACGAAAGGCCGCTAGTTGAAATTTACGGAATCCATCGATTTCTTCTCCTGCAATTTTCTGCATACTGAAAAGTCCGCGATATGGAAAACGTGATACCGGTTTATATCTGTCAGGAATACCGGTAACAGGTGCAAGCAAATAATTATTTGAAAAAGCATGATTCAGGCTATAAACTTCTGGATCATAATTAATCAATTGACTTGCTCCTACCTTGTTAGTATGTCGTCCATTGCGTAACAAGAAATTGCAATTTGATTCAATAGGAAAAATTACAACATGGTTGTGTTCGTTACATGTACCTCTAACCACTCTATTCACCGTATACAAGCCAATAGTAGCATCTCCACCAAATATTTCTATTCCATTACAAATTCCAGAAGTACTATTTAGCATTGAAATAAAATCATCGTCAAAAGATTGATAATGATTAACAGAAATAGATTGATTGTTTGCCTTTGCTGCTGCTCCATTTCCTCCATAAAAAGATGTTTTTGTATTACAGATATTTATTACCTGACGAGCAATAGATCCTGGATTTAAAGGAAACGGTTCTATTGAACGGATATTAAGTATTGTAGAACGACAACCATATGCCGGAGGAATAGTACCAGTAAGATCACTTTGTGAATATGGATAAGGATCAAAAGCGTGAGCTTCTACATTTACTGCTCCATTATCAAACCATACATCTGAATTTCCAACGCCACCAGAGGCAGCAAATTCTATTTCTTCTGCACATTTTGCCGCATCAATATCAATTTTTGTTCCTGCTGGTTGAAAACCTCCTACCGATGAATAGTATTGAATATTTTTATCTACTGCTACAATAGGCGCTACAGGATTTCCAGCTATATCAATTGGAGCCATACCATAATCCGCACCGGCATAATCATAGATTCCTACAACTTTTACATTTGAAGCAGCGGACAGACTAGGATTGCTATTCCATCGAAATTGGAAATCTGGAGAATAGAAATTATAGAAATCCTGAATTTGTCCAGAACCTCCATTTTTTCCATCATTATCTTGACTCATTTTACGAACAGCCATAGGACCACCATATTGACTATATCCACCGGGAACAGAAAATCCTTTTTTTGTTATAGGATAAATAGAACCCTGTGCAATAATTTTTGCATCTCTAGGACATCGTAAAATAGTAAATCCACTAAAATGCTCTTTTAGTTGAGCAAAAGAAGTTAGCCCCAACTCTGAAAGTAAAGCATTAAAGTCAATTCCATTGATTTCTATACCAATATGGCGTATGCAATATCTTGGATTTGGAGAAGAAGGATTTGGATTTGAAACAGCACCATATTCTAATGGAAATAATCTAGCATCAAAACCAATAGCATTTCCTAAATCATCGAGATCTCCAGCGTTTTTGTGTTGTTCCGGAATTTCTTTATCGGTAAGCCATCGCGCATATCCGATATTCCCTGATGTGTCAATCAATGCCAATGTCCAACGATAACGTTCACCTCTCCAATAACTTTTAAGATAATGACTGGCCATCATTCCTTTGCCATCATAGAAGTCATTATCAATAGGCGTAATCTGATATTTATTACCACCACCAAAATCGTATTTCTTTATTCTAATAACAGCTTCTAGTGTCCCATTATTTGGTGTCGTAAATGTTTCTGCTGATGAGTTTATCGACAAAGATTCTCCTTGAAACATTTGACCTACAGAATAATTTGTTCCCAAATAATTGATGATACCAGTCTTTACACGATACCATTGCTTCATTCGGATAAGATTACTTCCTGTTGCTGCAATCGGATTAGATACTCCAGCATGACCTACAGAGCTTCCATCCCATGAAACGTTTCTCATATCATGAAACAAATCATATTTGATACATTTCGCACTAACACCAGTAGAAGGATCCCACTTTACATCTTTCCCATATTCTATATTTCCCGGAAACATAATGTTGTTGACGACTGCCAGTGTTCCAACCTTTCTTATTTTCTTGAAAAACTGCAACAAATCTTCTTCTACCAATTCCTGAATCATTTCAGAGCCCGTATATGGAATAATCATATCTACACCACTGACAGTTGAATCATAGATAATCACAGGATTTCCGTAAACACCATAATCTGTTCCATGCACAACGGCAACCCTTATTCTGCTGTATTTCTGATCAATATTTTCTATCAATAACTCAAAACCCTGATTTGATAATACTGTAGAGAAATGACCTTCGTGTTTCTGATAGGTAGAAATATTTCCTACTGCTGCCGGACCTGCTACACGAATAGGGAAACATGGCATTGACCAAGCTGTACTTGCACCATCTTCTGTTAGTAGCTGAAAACACGCAACATAGATTCCATTTTTTGCACTACCGGCTATTGGACGATTTAACCTTAAATTCCCCAATAACACAGGAGCTGTCCAATCTAAACCATCTTTATCAATATATTCGATCACCTTATAAGTCCCTAGTCCGACTATTGTAAAAAACGTTGGAGTGATTCCGGTTACTTCAAACACCGTAGAAGCTTGACTAGGGCCATAAGAAATTCCATTGAATACAACTATACCCTGCACTACCATGTACTTTCCTAATGGTAATATAGTAGCTTGTAAGAAAGGTATGTGCAACCTCTCGTCAAGTATATTTAAAACTTTAGGAGATGTTGTTCTATCCGTCCAATATGTTCTCTCGATAAATTCATTTTCCGGAAATAACAAAGATTCTATTGGAAAGTTTACAGAAAATCCAAGCTTATCATTATACAAAGGTACACAAGTACACGTTTGCTGATTGCTTACAGTTACTAGGCTTATTTCTGATTGCCCATCGCTACGAGCACTAAATACAACAATTTTATCTACTACTCCTGCTGCTCCAATTGGCGTATATCCTTTTGTTACAGAAAACACTAACGTGTTGCCTAAAGCACTCTCTAGGGCAAAAGTATTTCCCGACTTGCTTATCAAATGAAAAGCAGAGGCTTCATAAAATGTTCCGGAGGGCTGGTCTGCAAAATCTTGCACCATCCCTTTTTCAAATGTTTGAACGAAGTCCATAGTAAGGGTTTTGATATAACCAGAAAGCATTTCCTAGTCCACTTAATGGATCGTTATACAAGGATACCATTGATGCTATTTGTGCTGGTCCCGGTTCTCCGTCTTGCGCATGAGCATGAGCCGCCATTCTACTCCATGTCATAAACTGATCTTGAATTTCTGTTCTTGAATAATTGTATCCACCAACTTTATGACGAGCCATTTTCATGTACATCCAGCTGATGAATTCTGCTATTGGATAGACATGATTTTCATTAATCAATGGCCACCCAATTGCATCTACTCTTCGTGATAATGTTTCTATTGTTATTTTTCCAGTAGGGTAACTACTGCTAAAGACAAGGTGATTGTCAGAAATTGTCCAGGAGATATTTGTATTCATAGAAACTTGTCCACCATCTATTACTAAAAAGCCAAACACGGAACTTGTCCTTGATTGAGAATTTAATGTAGTGTACACATTTCTGAATGTCATTCCACAATTGCATCCATGATCTCCTATAAGCACAGCATTTACAGCTACAACTTCACAAGGAAGCTCCACAGTGCATCCATTAATATCTAATACAAATATCTTCCTTTCATATTGTGTATAGCTACCAATTCTATTTTCAGCTTCTACCGCCCATACCTGAAACTTAGGGATAATATCATTGGTTTCTATCCCAAGATTATCCATCGCCTGTTGTACAGCGCGCTTAATTGATACTTGTCGTTGTATGCTCATAGGTTGGATATTCTTTGGATGTTGTTGTTAATATTTTATGAAGCATTTTTCTATATACTTGACCTACCTTAAATGTCATTTCTGAAGATTTTAGTAAATCACTTTCTACTAGAAACTTGTATTGATATCCACTTCTTTTTGGATTGTAGGCAAACTCCTGGTCCGGCTTTCCACAGAATCTAGCATATTGCCATTTTATAGGTTTCGTTAAAACATATTTGACAATTTGAATAGTCATACCATTAGGAAAAGTAACCTTATGTCCTTCTAATACTAATAGCATTTTTAAATGAAAGTATTTAGTAATTGCTCTTTGAAATCTTACTTTGTTAATCTGTCTAATTTTATTTTTTGGTTGTACTTTTTTTAAAATATCATCCATATGTAAAACCTCATTTATATAATGAATTACTGTTGAATCTATTTTACCAAGATTTCTTTTCATTGCTGTTGCATTAAAGATAACTGATCAGCATTATCATTTTTTAAATCAGCAACAGACTTTGCCTCTATTGCTAAATCTTGCGTGAGAATATTTAACACAATTTGTTGTGCTAATAATAAACTGCAAGGATATGGATCATCTTCAGTCATAGGTCTGCGCATCTGATCAAAGTAAACCTTTCCATTCCCGGTATAAATTGATAAAGGAAACGCTCCAAGAAAGGTAGTCCCTTGTTGATACGTTATTCCATTATAAGTTATTGCACCTTCTTTTACCAAATAAGTCTTACCCGGTAAAATAATATTCTGAATCGTATTGTCAAAAAAGAACCCTTCCATTGGATTGCTTAATACTAAAGCAAAATGAGCTTCTGTCGGTGGCGGTGCTAAATAAAAAGCAAGACCAACTCTAAAATAATAATTGAATTTTGCACGCAGAGATGTTCTGTCTAAATCAAAAAAACGTTCTACTGAAATATCATAATATGTTTTTTCTCGTGAACTGCCACTTACTCTGATCACTCCATTATCTCTCATCATAGGAACAATTGCCGGCAATATAACTTTTGCCAGTTGGCGATCATCGCAGCCAATTTCAATCTCTTCTGCCGTAGATAAAACATTTAATTGCTTTACTCCTAGGTCTTGTATCCATGTAGGATCGATTTCCCTTGTTTTAAAGTACGTTTCAGCAATAGCAGTTTCTCTGTGCTTGTGAATTAAGAAGTCAATGTGAGGTTCCCATATGCGCCGATCTTTGGACACCTTACTATGTTGTGCTAAGAGTAAAATGTCTGAACGAATTTCTCGAAGTGTCATCAGTTTATGGTTTTAGCAAAAATAGAAAAAAGGAGCCGAATCCCGACCCCTTTTTAAAAATAACTATTCGATGTTATTACAGAGCCGCAATAGCTGTTTGAAAGTTCGCTTGACCAGATGCTCCTGTTTTTGTCCAAACTACATAAACCTGCTCAATAGCAGATGCTCCATTGGATTGCGAAGCACTCATTTGTGCATATTTACGCAATTTGATAGAATATTTGATATATGTAGCTCCGGCAATAGGTGCATTGTTTGTTGCCATATTCCATTGACCAGAAGCAAGATTTGAACTTGTGCGCTCCAATACAGGAATACGTGCAGTTAAATCAGCAGCCTGACCTTTAGAATAAACTGCAGCAGTAACAATAGAAAATGCGCTTGACCATCCATTTCCACCTTCTACTGAAATTGTTGTCGCACCGCTCTTTGTTCCTTTTGCATTATAATAACCACCATCATCAACAAGATCAAGTGACACACCGAGAACACAAGTAATACTTGCAAATGGTCCAGCACCTGTTACATCATCAACGTTTTCTGTTGGTGTGAAAATTTTGTATGGTGAAAGACTTGTCAAACGCACATTACAAGTTCCGGAAGCTGCACTAATTACAATTCCCGTTGCTCCGGAAGTTGCGCCCGTCAATACCTCTCCTACGTTAAATGTTCCTGCGGCATGAGTCACTGTAACTACAGGATATGCTGTAAGGAAATTACGTGGATCTAAATTGATTTTACGTGCAAGATCAACAAAAATGTTGTGTTTGTCAGTTGCTGCTGTCCCAAGTGTTGCTGGTGACATTGTTGAAACAGGTTTCAATAAGCCCATGTGGCCGAATTCCTGTGTTGAAGAGTTACCCCATTTGATAGTGTAACGTGTTGCAGCGACAAGAGTGATGCCAGAACCTGTGATTCTAGCTACTTGTGCTGTTTCGGCTACCGCTGCTTCAGAGGTGTAACCTAAGTACTCTCCTGTATGGAAAGCTGGAAGACCTGTAATTATTACAAGGTCTGTGCTTGCTGGTGTTTGTACATCAGCAGTGTCCTGGGTGTTGAGTAACGAAAACGCTACTTCTGGTTGGAAATCTCTTCCTTTCATTGTTTTTGAATTTAAGTGGTTTTATTGATTAAAGAATTGTGCTGTAAATATACTAATTGATTAAGATCTTTTCGATTCTAAATCAATTTTTTGACTCTTATTGTAATCTTCGAAAGTTCCAGTAAGTACAGATGCTGATATTTTGCAAATTTCCTCATGTGTATGAACAGGAAGGTCGGAGTTGGTAATCATGTTTACAATGCCAGTACCAACGAATCCGGTTCCTTGACTTATAAATACAGTGTCCGCAATATGAACTATCGATCCTTCAATTGCTACACCTGATACTACATAATAACTCTTTCCTACCTGTAATACATTTGGGCCTGCTCCAATAGCAGTTTCATTCCATTTTACAAGTGCTGGAATTTTCATGTAACTAATAAAAGCCTTATTGATGCTACCATATCCAGCATCATACTTAAACCCTTTTGCTGTCCGGCGAAAGATCGGTTGATCTAACCCGGGACGAGCAAAGGAATTTTCAGATAAGTCATTTTCTACATATGCCTTTGGAATACACAACACTTTTTTTCCATTGACTTCAACGAAAGACACGATATGGTAAAGGAAATTTGGGGGAGTAGGAGTTTCATTATTAATAACTAGTGATTGATAATCTATCTCTGTTATTGTGTATAACTCTTCTTTTACCCGTTCTACAATTTCAAAAGAATAAGCTACGCGATTCCTGTCGGAAATCTTAATATTGTCATACCGATCCTTTACAAAAGAATCAATAGCAATATTTATAGATGCGTCTCTTTGGGCTTTTGAATATCTAGGACTTTTGACCGTATCCGCCCAAAAATCTACCCTATCGTGCATTTCTGTTAAATTCATTAGAAGTCAGTGTTTGATATTGCTGGTGGTGAAATAACATCAAGAACTTGTTCTGGTTCCTCATTTTTTAGAGGAAATTCCGTTGTAATAACACCTGCAGGAATTTTATATTCCCGTTCCTCTTTACTCAAAGAATTATCTTTGGATCTGGAAATTAAGTCAATTTGAATAAACAAGTCCTTATTCGCCATTAAATTCCCGATTGCCATTTCTTCGTTAATTCCTAAAGGAATAGTGTCATTGAACATATACCCTCGATCAAAGCTGACTTTTATCACACTAGTAGAAACAGCGCGATGAAAGGCTTCTCTGATATTTGTCCGTTCAGAATCTTTCATATACGGTTCAAATAAACCCGGCGCTTCCATTGCCTTTTCAAGCAATTGTCCTTTGATGACATCAGCTGGATTATTCATTGGATCAAGTCCAAAGATACGTCCAAATGATTTTACCCTAGAATCTGACATAGCCGTAATAAATTGATACACGTCCACAAAAGCTTTTGATTTTGATAATTGTTTTTTTGATTCTGCTCTTTCGTCTAACACTTTCCAACGCGGCTTTCCTGTTTGATTAGGAGAACCTTTTATAGAATAATGGTGGCGAAGGATATGCCATTCCAAAGCATCTTCAGGATTGTTTAGATAAAGCATGCGCCCATCTAAAAGAGATATTTTTTTGTACTTTCTGGTACCGTCAGGATTTACTCCTATCACAATACCAAACCACATCTTCTCTGTCTTTCCTAAATCCCAGTACCCAAAACCTTTGAATCCGCCAAATACTAGCGTTTCGTTTCTGTGTTGATTGGGAGATATTGGAGAAAGAGTAATGATGCCACTTCTCTCTACATACTGATTATGCGATTCTAACGACAAGTCAAGAACCGGTGTTTTATCAACCACTTGGGATTGAAAATTGTAATTGTTGTTTTGATTATTCATCTGAATTATTTTAAAAAGGTGATGGCTCCTAGGCCACCACCTTTGATTTTATTGATTAATTTGGAGAAACGTTGATGATACCACAAGTCATGGTGTTATAAATAACAATCATATCTTGTTTCAACATTTCGAAACTAACAGCATCCACGCTATGTAGAGGCTTCTCACTTCCACCAGTTAAACCATTGATGTATGTTTCTACCATTGAACGGTTGTAACCATAAGCTCCTTTAGAAAGGATCTCAATGTTTGGACGTTCTACTGTTCCCGGATCAAGGAATAACCACATGTTCTCACGAACTTTATAGCCACTTGCACTCGTTTCGAACCATTTCTCAGGATCATCCCATCCTGTGTTTTTAACGAAGATAAGCTGATTTCCTGCGATATTGAAAGTATCAAAGTTACCTCCTACCGGAATGTCAGCGCCACCAATGTTATTGGTTTGAGATGCGTTCGTACGCATACCCATGTATGTTACATTGTAATCACGTAACAAATTCTGCGCATGGTAGTAACCATCGGTACCGGTGATAACATACCACAATTTGCCATAAACACTGTTTGAACGTTTTTCTAACGTTTTTACCATGTCAATAACATCTTCCATAGTCTGACGACCATCAACACCACTACCATAATGTTCGTTACCACCCATCATTTGAGGAATAACACCATCTCCACGGACGATATCATATCCTGTTTCAGGATCAACTTCAAGAGAATGGGCAAGAAGGTTTCCGTTTACGTCTTTCATATTCGATGCTCCGTCCCACTTAGCGTGTTCGTTTTCCATCAAAAACTGAAGGCGTAGCTGAATCTCCTTTGTGTATCTCCAGCCCTTTGCATCTTCTGCAACGAACCATGTGATATCGGAAAGCGCATCACCAGTTAATCCCATCGTCTTACGTTGAATGGTCATGTGATTGATGAATTCTGACGGATAGAAGCTACGAGAGTAACCTCTCAAAGAACCTTCTCCATAAGAAGTGTATGCTCCGAAAGCATATGATTCTCCTGTTGGATGCAAATGTGTTGTGGAAGAGAAAATTTCTGTTCCATTATAGAACGTGTAATTCCATCCTCCGGCTACTTTACTTGGCGCTCCCATCACACGAGCATAGAAATGATCACGATAAAATTTCGTCATCATACCCGGATACAAAAGGTTATCGCGCATTGTTAGCACGAATGTTCCATCTGTTCCTGTTGTTCCCACCTGAGCGATAACAACACTTTTTTGCTGGATACGGCCTTGTACCTTATAACGCATAGCGTTATCACCTACCATTTTGTCAGCGGGAATCTTACCGATTTTGGTTTTGATCGCCTCTGTATCTCCTGTGCGAAGATCCCATGGTGTTTTTGCTCCTGACACAATAAGTGTAGAAAGCATACGCGCATCAGCATATTCCATGATGTCGCGCAAAAATGGCTTTTTCAGCGCATTCTCAGTCAAATTATTCGACATCGTTACCGTATCGTCAAACTTGCCTTGTATTGTTTGAATTTTCATTTTTCGTTGAGTTAATGATTAGACCATTAACCCAGCAGTTACTATTTAGAAGATTCCTCCTTCATTTTAGCTTCCCAAGCATCGAAGCCCTGCAGCTGAGTAGATCCAATTTCAACACGACCAGCATTACTGCCAGGAAGTCCTACATTGTGAATCTTTTCTAAAATCTGCATTCGGCCTTCGTTTTTTAAGTCGTTACCCAGAAGTGTACGGGCTTTATTTCCAAATTCAATGTACAAAGCTACATCTGCTGCAAGTTTAGGATCTTCAGCTAACCGCGTGCGGTAATATCCATCCTTAAACTTATTCTCGATAATAGCATGAGCATTTTCTGCGATAGGAATTCCCATAAAGTCTTTTGTTGCATGCAACTTTTCTTTAAAAGAATTGAACTCGCTCAACTCACGTTCACGAATTTGAGTATTTCTTGTTTCTACTTTTTCTCTTGCGTCAATAATAATCTGTTGCTCTTTAGCAGATCTTCCGGTTTCTAAAGCTTTTCTAAGTTCATAGGCCCGGTTGCCTAATTTATTGTCTACCTCAAGTTCTTCAATTAAACTATCAATTCTATCTTGCTCGTAGTTTTTTAACTTGTAGTCTTCTATAAGCAAAGACTTATCATCCATTGAAAGATACTTGTCATATATGGAAAGTGGAGCGTAAAAGCTTTCCTCTGTATTTCCTTCAATACTAAGGTGCTCAAATAATGCTTTTTGTTTGTCTGTCCAAGTTTCTAAAGTAAGATTTTTACCTTCATTCTTTCCAGCTTCTCTTTCTTGTTGAAGTTTAGAAGTATATGATTCTTTAAAAGCTTCAAAAGTAGGTTCTTTGATATCTCCAAGATCAACGGCTTTTGCTACATCAAGCCAAGTGCTTTCCGCATCAGGCTCTACTCGTTTTACTGCATCTGGTATAGCTTCAAGACTAAGCATAAACTCATCGTTAGAATTTTCTATCTTAGGTGCTCCTGTAGGTTTTGCTTCTGCTGCAATTTTTGAAACAGGCGCTTCATCACCAAAGTCTTTTAGCGTTTTTACAACATCTAAATCAAGAGGTTGTAATGGTGTTACTGCTGTTGGAGTTATTACTGCTGGTGTTATTGTTGGTTCTGCGCTAGGTGTAACAATGCCTGCGGCTGGAGCTGCTTCAACAACTCCTCCTGTACCGGCACCTGGGCCGTCAAGATTGCGATACTTTTTAAATTTCATTCTTAGTTTTTATAACTGTTCATATCAATTTGTTCATTCTTTTCTTTTTTCTCGTCTTCTACCGCTACTTGAGTAACAATAAAACGACAGATGGTACGATCCCCTTTGTAGCTTTTGTCCAAACGGCTTTCTATCATTTCAAGAGAAACTTCTACAAGATACTTTTCTCCTACCTTCCAATTGGCTACATCAGGAATCTGAGTAGAATCAAAAGAAAGTTGAGGTCGTGGATCTGGTGGTCTATTCCATGTTTCTTCCGGTGCTGACTTTGGATTATCATTAAGCGTTACCGGTGCTTTTGCAAATAATGTGGGAACTTTCATTTTGTGAATTTTTATAGTTATTGAATTTGCGCTTGTTGTGGTTGCGCCTCAGGACCAGCTTGCATTAACTGCTCTGCCATAATAGAATACTCATTCATCGCTTCCTGTGTAATCTTACCAGACTCTAGCAGATATTTAAGCATTTCCATAAAGGCTTTGAATTTTCGTTCTTCTTGTAAATTATCCTTTTGCGCTGCTTGGATAGTTTGCACTTGCTCGTTTTTCGCCTGGTTATTCATCTGCGCATTTTCAGATTCATTCTTTTTTATTAATTCCCAACCTTTTTTAGCAATACCAATGGCTTCATCTATGGTCCCGGCAAGAGAAGCTTCCATCGCATCTACTACACGCATCTCTTTTGTATTGATTGCTTGTGGGAACCATTCTCTCATCATCTGACGAATCTCTGTCTCCTGACGACCATCGGTAATTTCAAGATCAAAAGTTTCTAAAGACATTGATTTGATTTCATTCAAAAACATCGCAGCCTTATCTCCAAGTAAACGCTTTGCCTCATCTTGATGATAATAACCATAAGATATCTGTAAGCATTTCATGAATTTCATGACTACATTTTTACAGAATTCATGATGCATATGGAATAAATATTCCGTAGAAGTGCGGCTTACCGCAATTTGATTTACAGCATTAGTAGCTGTCATGGATGCAGGTGTATGCCCTTGTCGTGAATTACTAATTCCGGTAAGTACATCTGTTGTTCTTTCTAATTCTTGCTTCAACATAATCAATTGCTGAAAGCTATTTGATAAGCCAAGATCAAACTCTTTTAACATATTCGCTAATACAGCACCGCCGGCAAATTGAGCTTTATCTGTAGAGGTATCAACATCGATAACTCCATCATTAATCATTCTACTAATAACATCTTCTATTCTTTTTCCTTCGGGTAAAAAAGCTCTATCGTAAGCAATACCTTTTCCTTTTGCTTTATTCAATTCTCGTCGAATATGTAGCATCGTGATATTATACAATTCTCCTACATGATCTAATGTATTCATAATAGATACACGAACGCCATCATGAGTTCTGAATAAAAGTCCGGAATATGAAAATTCGCAAAGGAATGGATTGCTTGTATCTCTTATCTGATTTCTCTTTTCACACATTCCCTTGAACACATTTCTTCCATAAAGACTCGTTTCCCAAACATAAGCAAGAGGATAACTTCTAATTTTGTATTTCCCCTTTTTTACGTCCTTTTCTATCTGTGATCGATTATCATTGTAATACTTATCGCCAAGCATTTTCTTTTGTGTTCCACCAATCTTGTCAGGCTTTTCAATAATGAACAATGGTTTTACTGCCATCCACTCTAAGTGCCAGGTTTCAATAGCCAGTTGTTTGTTTAGATACTGATACCCATTTCTCCGCATTTGTGTAGTAGATGATAATGAGGATGATCTAGCCGTCTCCATTTCACTTGTAAGTATCTTGTACTCATCTTCCGTTAGTCCTTCCTGCGCTACTATATCATGGATAAACTGCATTCTGCGCTCTCCTAGATATGGTGATCGTTGTAAAAAAGGATCTCTTTCTGATTCTTCAAATAAAGCTTCTCTAGGATCAACTTCTCTTGCTCGTGCATAACCGGCAGAATCTAACTCTGTCTTAAAAAATGCTTCTGCAGCAATAGCAGTATCAGTAAACGTATTTGCTAATTTTGTCCATACTCGCTCAGAATTAATTCCTTTATCTAAAAGATACTGCATCACTACAGACGACTTTCTTTTTGTTGAAAGCATCTCAAAAATACTTTCATCATCGATATCCATTGGCTCCATTCCAGGAAGAACATTCACCCCATTTTGACGTAGCTTCTGAAGTTCCGGACCTGCATGTTTTAACCCTACTTGGAAAGAAAAATCATTGTATAGAGAAGTCTCTGCATCAGGATTGATGGATTTTACTTTGTTGTATCTCTCTCGCGTAAGCCATTCTCCTGTGAGCAGTTCAATTTTTGTCCTTGCTAATCTGTAATCCTTATATCTTACAAGGTTGTCTTTGCCATAAGTCTGATCGATATAAGAGAATTGTTTTTCATTAATCAGTCCATTAAAAGAATTGTAAAGCTGATTGATCTTTAGCAGTTGGTAATTCCGCAAACTATTGTACCGATGAATGGCATATGAAATTGCCGATTGGCATAAAAATTTTTGATAAGATTCTATTGATTGACCTTCTGGTGGCTCATCGTACATTTTAAATCCCGGAAAGTAAACCGGTGGAGTTGTTTGTACATCGACTTTTATCATGTTCACAAAAATAGGAATTTTTTACACTTGTCCACTATTTAATAAATTTAAAAATATATCATTAGGAGTAACCTCTCTTTTTTGACCTGAATTTTCAGTTCTGTCTTTTTTTAACTCATGACTTAACCGTAAATCGAACGTCTGGCTAGTAGGGTTATAAACATACTCCTGTTCTCCGGTATCTGTCTTTTCTTCCTTTTTACTCTTTAATATCTTTCTGTCAATATCACAAGCTACACCTAACCCCATAGCGTCAATTTCATCCCAATCGGAATCATCTTCCACTTCATTGTAATTAGCAAAGCCATCTACAATCTGAGGAAACACACATTCATCAAGTTCATCTAAAACATACGTCTGAAGCAAAGAGATCATTTGTGGCTTACTTCGACGGCCACCGGTCATCAACATTCCATAATCATGCCGCTGGTTGCTGTCCTCGCTCTCAAAAGATAATGGCCGTGGTGCTAAATACTTTCGACCGCCAAAAGTTTTAAAATGCTCGATCACTAATGGTTTTCCTGCATCAAACAATGTCAATCCATTGACATTGAAATAAATAGAAGCTTTTAAGCAGTTTTCGTAAAATACCTCTTTCCTTCTTGGACGGTTCCTGATAAGTAATACCGGAATACGTTTGTGAGAAATTGAATGTCCCAGAAGGTTCTTATATGGGTGCCCGCTTCTTGCCAGTACCACATAAGCACCTAAAGATTTACTTGTAAGTGCGCTGTCTTGATCGTAAGAGTCACCGCCGCTAGTATATGCATTTTTGTACCCCTGGCTGTTCAAAGAAATTTCTGCTCCCTTTCTTACGAAAACGATATTCTCATCCCTATCCGTATCTACCGCATTTCGCATAATCACCGTTGGATTAGCTCCAATAGTACCATCTTCATTTTTCTGATATTCCAAAACAACCTTTGAATAAAGAGGGTACTTCTGGCGCATCAGAAATGATTGCTGGTCCGCTATAGCCTCTTTGTCAAAATTATTACTAGCGATAGACATCAAAGCTTCTGATTCTGTTCTTGGAAAATCTAAAAAGTGCTCCAAGTACAAATCCGGGTTTTCTGCTTTCTTTAACGCTAGTCGCTCTGCTGCAATACGAGTATCATTCGTTTCTACATCCTCACAACCTAGCACCTGTTCTCTTGATAAACCTTGCTCTTTTTGTAAAGCATCGATATTTGGAACTACTTCATCCAATTCCCCGCTTGCATTTTTACTGCCTACAAAACCTGAAACCATTAACCGATAGCCTGGCATAAAATTGTACAGTAGCTGATAATGCTCTGCATCTTTGATCATAGCTCGAAAATCTTTTGATCCTGACTTTCCTGAAGTTCCATAGACAATTGGTGTTCCTTCTCTCTTGAGACCTACTTTCAATCCGGCATTGGTAGCAGAAAAACCCTTTAACAAAAATTTAAATTCTCCCGCTTCCTCATAAAGAACATCATTCATAAATTTCCCTTTGAATACATTGGGATTGTTAAACATCGTTCTGCAATACATCGTATTCTGACTCCCCTGTGGATCACCATTCTCTTTCCATCCTGAGATAATCAAATCATCTGTATCTGAAAGCTTAAATCTTATTCGAAGTTCCGGCGGTAAAAGTGTATTCAGCTCCCTGAACTTAGTACGCATATCTACTACATAATCATCTAGTCCGGCAGCTAAACCACACTGATACTTCTCAGCACTCATATACATGCCATAACCAAGAATTCCTTTTGCCGCCTTCTCTGAAAGTCCACCTCTTCGCTTTTTTAGATCCAGAGTTCCCCAATTGATGCTTTTAGCATATGCATAGCGATCAAAATATTCTTTGTCAAAATCTACATAGTCCGGTAAATGGTAGCCCCTGCCAATAGTAGCAATTGGGCAATAGTTAAGATACCAATAAAAATTTGGTGTAATAAATTGCCCACCTGTTTCATACCCATTGATCAAATAATGAATTTGTTCATTCCAGAAGTTCTCCCATGGAATAGTACCGATAACTTTTTTGTTAGCACGAGAATCTGCATGTGGAGGAATTCCATGAATAGCAATAGGGTTGGGACAAAATCCCTTCTGTTTTATTATTGGAATGTATTTAAAGTCAAAAGCCATCAGTCTTCCGGAAAAGTATTATCTGTAGAAAAAACCAATTCAATGCCAGGAGCATAAATGACTCTTTCGATATGATGCTGCATATTATTTTTTGCAATTGGTTGTTTGCATTCAGCTTCTATTATAATTTTATTTTCAAAAAAATCGGAAAGCTTTTTTACATAATATGTAGGATATGAAAACGGTCTACTTTTCTGGCTCATGTGCTAGGTCTTTTCTATTTCGAATTAAATCAATAGATTTCTGATCACTCTTAAATCTCCTTTTGTTGTCAGCCCATTTCTCTAAAAAAGAAGCATCTTCTCCAATACCGTCAAGCGCACTCACTTCTTCTAATACCAAATCCTTCTGTAATCGTAAACTCGTCTTGGTCAAAAAATCTATCGCCTCATGAAACTTTTTTATATCTAAAGTGCTATCAGTAGCCATTAACTGAATGTTCAACCCCGCTATCTTGGCTTGATAGTTCTTTATCGTCTCCCGACGTATATCATACTGCAGTCCATTGTAGGCATCAATAGCTTTCCCTAACCTCTTAATGTGACCTACGAAGTCATCATTATCATAGCACCGACGAGAAGATGTCAATTTCTTCTGAAGCTCCGGAAGCTGCTTATAGGGTGAATCATAGTCGTACACCAATATCAAAAAAAGAAGATCCGGCGCTGAAAGTTTTTTCAACACCGGTTCCAATTTCACTGCTTCCGGGTGTAACAACACCCCCTTTTCGTTTATCGTAAATAGCATTATAACAATTTTGTTTGGCCTGAAGATAATTCTTTGATCATCGCATCCACCTGTTTCTCTTTCGCCTTAGAGTAATTTAAAAAATTACTCCGCTCTACGGTGCCGTAAACAGAACCATAAAATGATTGCTGTAATTTTCTCATCTCTGCTACAGCTTCTATAAATTCAAGAATTTCCTTTTCCATCAGTTTACCGTTTTTGCAAATTGTACCAACTTCTTTGCTTCCTCGTACATAAACGGTAAATCTACTCGCTCATGATGACCACTCTCTAAATGTACCCAAATTAATGATATACTCCCAATTTTATATCCCATCAACGTTAACAAGTACGCATAGATGCTCTGTTGTAGACAGTAATAATTATACTTATTGTCCAGCATATAGTCCACAGGAGACAACATAAACTTATTCTTTGCCTTAGCATTAACATCGTTAACAGGCTTCTCCTTATTCGTCTTGTAATCCCGGATATGAATAAAGTCCTGCTGCTTTGAACTATGACTACTCAATACATCTGCCGTTCCCGCAAGTGTCGTTCCATCACTTAATATCACCTCAGCATAATTCCGGTAGAAATCCCTGAAGTATGTCAAGTAAACCGCCTCCACCAACTTCTTGTGAATTCCATTAGTAGTGCCGAATTTTATAAAATTCTCCATCTCTTCATGGAAAACAGTTCCCATATTGGCCCGCTCTATACCGTAGCCTTTCCACCCAGCCTGTATCTCCTGACTCACCCTGTCAATAGAAGCACTTGTCATTCGCTCGCCACTCCCCTTTAACTTCGAAATCGCTATATTCCTGCTGATACCATTCCCGTCAAAAGGCTCCTGTATCAGCTTCAATATTCCACTCACGCCCTTTAAAATAGAACCCTGAGCATTATAGTAAATATGCTCAGGATCCTTTCTTATTACTCCAGTATTAAAATGCATCATCTTGCATCATTATTACTGCTCCTTGTTTCTCCAACAATTCCATCGCTTTTGCCGTAGCATCTTCCGGACTCATACTGTCAAAGTCATAATCCGCTAACGCTAATTTCATATTCTCTTTTCCGAATTCCCGGAAATCCATTAACATCTGCTTTGAATTGATACCAGTACTCTCTACCATCCACTTGTTCGTTAAATCAATCAACTCCGAACAAAAACCCTCCAGCTTCTCGTAATTCGGATACTCATTGTCCTGACCTACAAACATCGTCTTGGCCCCATACTCACCCCAGCTACCTACACTCACCCTGCCCCCAAGAACTACGCCTTCGCCTTTGCGATAACTCACGTCAAGAACTGTACTGAAATTCACCGTCTCCGTTAACCCCAGCAACTTCGCAAAATCTCGCTCCAAAGAATGGAACGCCCCACGCAAATAACTGTTCACCGGTACCCGAACTTTCACATGATACGAATTCGTAAATGTCAGACCTCCGCGGTCCTCATTCTTGTCAAACCAGATTTCTAAGCCCTTCAGACCATTATCTAGCATTTTTACCCTTGTAATTTTCATATAACTCGTTTTTTTAATTGTTATCCTTCTGTGTCGTCTTGGAAATCATGAATCCCTAAATCTTATCCTTTATCCGGATGAACAGTTTCCAGTGGTGACCGTTTCGTGTAATTCACATCCTTATGGACATACTCACCTCCAACCGGATTTTCGTTAGCTTTCGGAACTATTTTTCCAGCTTCCGAAAGCTCCATACTCAAATTTTCATACTCCTCTAAGGTCAATGTCCCATTATCATACAACCACTCCAATTCTGACTTATAATCAGAACTGCCCTTCAAATTCTCGTAAATTTTGTCTAATTCTTCTTCATTCATCTTACTTCTTTATTTGATTGTTTAACTCTTTTAGCTCCCGTAACCGTACATACTCATTTAACATCTCTACACTCTCAAACAACAACACATATCCCGCAAACCAACTCACCCTTCTTACCTCCCAATATTCTACCACCTCTCCAGGCATCAACTCTACCTCTGTCAGAAATGGCCACAACAGCCCCAGATCCGGATCCTTCAACGACGAATAATAACTCTCACTGTCCAAATGATCCATCAAACTCATGTAATCCGAATTACACCCCAAAAATTTCTTTGCCTTAATTAAGTGTTCCATATATTTCTTTAATGAACCCCGTAGACTACACAAGTCCAACCTCATGCCCACAGGATCCATTATTCTATTAGTGTTAAATAAAAGAAAAATTCCTGCTATAAAAGTAATTCATATCCCAATATATTTTACAATTGTTTATAAAAACAATTTGCCAACTTATCAACACCCTACTCTGCACTGAACAACACTACATTATATCCGTCTACAAGGGAACCTATATGGCTGGTTTTAAAAAGTAGGGGGGTAGGCTTTGCTGTCCGGGGGTAGCAAAAATGCTGGCATCCCTTCAGACACGCGCTTCTTTGTGCTTCTGCTTATGCTATGACTATGCTTACCGATGCTGCTTATAAGCGTAGTTTCTCTATTGTATGACATCAATCGATTGGTGTCAGGCTATGCACCCTACGAAACAAGTGTGCATTTGATGAGTGCTCTCACGCGTTTAGTTTATGCGTATCCACGTGAGAGAATACAAACGCTTAGCTGTATCCTGCTTTACGGACAAGGAGATAATCAGGGCTCTACAACACATCGTCATGACGATGTGTTGTTTTTTTTTTGTTCATGATTTATTATATTCTTTCTGATGGCACTTTGACAATTGTTAAAGAAGATGCCATCACTTACGATAGTAAGTAACAGGACACGCCATTACTACGCTCTAGAACATCAGAGCGTTTTTTTTTTGATTAAAACTATGAAAGAGCTAAACAGAGTTATTATTAATACCGTTGTTGACCTATTGGAGCTCAACGGTTGGAAACGTGGAACGTCATCGTCTAAAGAGAATACATTCTTTAAAAATTGTCGTCAGGTCAATGTAACAGAGCAAGGTGTTGCACTATACATTGAACACAAACACACACATCATATTTCATTGATTGATGTGCTTGATGACGGAATGACAAGATATTTCATCAAGAACTAAATATAGCCCGAAAGGGCTATTTTTCTTTTCTTTAAATTTAAAACGTAAGACTTCATGCGCTAAAGTCATACCTATCATGATTAAGTCAATCATAGGATTTATCAACGGTTCTGTTTACCAAACAAACAGAACAAATGCAAGTATCTTTCTGTCGGACGGTACAAAATGGAACAGTCACATGTTTCATCAACACCTGAATGTTATCAGAGCGTTCATAAATTACGAAACCTCTATTGATGAAGATGTTCAGGTTGTTCAGAAAGAAATCAATTTAAGGAAACAAGACTTGAAAAGAAAATTTGAACAACAGATTCAAGACTTGAAAAGAAAATTTGAACAACAGATAAAAGAAGTCAATCAAAAAATTGACTGTATCGAAAATTCTATCGATACTATATCTGTTGAACAAATGTATCATCGCGTAACAGCTGAATTACCATTTGGTAAATTTAAAGGCTGCAGAGTTTGCGATGTAGCAATTACCAATTTATCGTATCTAAATTGGTTTTTCAAGATCACTAATGTTTCCTTCGATAAATTGTTCGAGCGTTCTAAAACAGATGAAGTTATTATCCCTGTTAAGATTATTAGAACGAATGACAATTGTCCAACAATACCTCTTAAATAAAAAAAAGTAGAGGAGGATTTACCATCCTAACAACAAGTAGCCCGAAAGGGCTATTTGTTTTTCACTCACCATTATACCCATATCGCTTACCCATATCGCTTAGAGATGATAGATACAATTTTTCTTTTTAATGCTATTATATAATTCATTGCAACGACGCAATGAATTCCAACCCTAATAGCACCAAACAAAATGAGTAATTTATTTGCAACACCAATGTCCGCAAAGTCGAACAGCAAGCTGATTGACGAGCCAGGCAACTACGAAGTTACCATCATCGCGGCGGACATGGCTACGCCAGAAAAATCAGAGGCAATATTCCACGACGGGATACAGCAGCTGAAATTGACAGGCACGAATAAGGAAGGCAAGATTTTGTCGCTCTTTATTAACCAAGTCGCTTTTGCGAAGTTCGAAGACCTTACTGAAAAAGAAAAGCAGTCAGGGAAATACACGACAAAAGAATACGAAGGCACCACATATGCCATCAACAAATTGTCGGGAAAGCGACTTCCATTACCGATGAACATGGAAAGCGACGTGATTGATAAAACCAATCACAAGAAATCACAAGCCGTCAAAGATATCTACCGTGGTCATGCATTTGATTGCGGTCTAGAAGATATCGAATCTGCTGCTGATTTCAGAGGTGCAAAATGTATCTTTGTCATCAAAGAAGAGAACGGTCGTCTCAAAGTCGTCGGCACAAAGCCTGCTTCTAAAGCAACAGTATCTGCTGAGTCATCATTCTAACCATTACAAAAGCCCCGAAAGGGGCTTTTGGCTTCTACAGCAGAGCTACAACACTTCTACAGCACTTCTACAGCACTTCTACAACACTTCTACAGCACTTCTACAGCACTTCTACAGCACTTCTACAACACTTCTACAACACTTCTACAACACTTCTACAGCAGAGCTACAACACTCCTACAGCACTTCCATTTAGACACGCACTTCCATTTAGACACGCACTTCCATTTAGACACGCGCTTCTCTGCTGCGCACGCCACATCAATTCAGCAACTGCTCTCTATGCCTGCTCAGGAACACACATCAATTCACCATCCTCCACAGAGCACCACACCACAACTTCAACAGAGCACAACTTCAGGGTGGGTTTCCTGTTTTGTGATTGTGTAACAGTGATGTTATCAATACTACTCTGTTGTACTCATCATATACACATCAATAAAAAAGACACCTGTTACAGTGTCTTTTCCCTATAGATCTCTTCCAAATCTAGTAACCAAAGCTGGGCCTTAGGATTACGGTGTGAAGATAGTAATAATTAACAGAAACAATCAATTATTATTTTAGTGAGGTATTTTTATTTTAGCGAGAGAGATTTAGATTGAGGAGGGGAGGCAGTTGAGGGCTATAGACAAGTATAGCCCGGCCCGGACGAGATTTGAGTTGCTTTCAGAGAGTATAGAGAGGGGCAGGGGTTCGATACAAGTATAAGAAGATCGTAGGCAGAGCTGCGTGCAGTGCTGGGTTGTCTGTGATTAGGAGTCAATGGCCGGGCACACCCATCCTATTTCGCTTTTGTCGCGTGTTGGTGAATGGAAGTAACTCCTTGCACTCTGATTTTGGGAGAAGATAATGGAGTCCTAGCGGGGCGGGCAAGTCGACGGATATCAATTACGTCAGTTAGGGCATTACCTAATGGATGAACCTTTAGTCAGTGATCAATTTTATTTGACAAATATAAATAGGAAAAATGATGGAATTACGGATGTTGATAATTAAATTTAAGACTTAAATTTTTCTTTTTTCGAACATTTATGAAAAAGAAGTATAAATTTCCTGTTAGTTCCGGGTTAGTAGCGGAGTTAACGGTAGGGTTTAATTACAGCGGGCATGTAATGAGCCGGAAGATAAGTAATAGCCAGGATGCGATGGCACTTGTACGGGAGTTGGTGATTGATCTTGAACAGGACTGTCATCGGGAGCGTTTTCATATATTTCTGTTGAACAGGAATAATGCAATCAAGGGATTTCAGACCGTGAGTATCGGAGGGATGACGGGGACCGTTGTGGAGCCGATGTTTGTAGCGCAGCTGGCGACGGCTTTTCAGGTAAAAGGAATTATAATGATTCACAATCATCCGAGTGGGAATTTGAATGCGAGTCAGCAAGATATTGCGCTCACGAAGAAATTAAAGGAAGCGTTGAAGTTGCATGAGGTGATTTTGCTGGAACATATTATTTACGCGCCAAAGACGATTGAGGGCAGAGGCGTTGAGAGTGTAGATGATTTCGGATATTATTCATTTGCAGATGAAGGACTGCTATGAAAGAGGACTTCAATACATGGTTTGTAAAGTGGCCGCGGTTTGCTGAATTTGAGAAGGCGGAAAGGAGCTGCGGAAACGGGAGAAAACGTGCACATCAGCTGATAACGAAAGCAAATGAAGATTATCAAAAATACCTTAAAAACACTAAAAAACGAGAAATGATACTTCTGACTCTTAAAAACAGAACATTATGAATAGATTTGAATATACCAGCAAAGGTGTAGCTTATAGCTGGGACTTGTGTGGTCCACAGGGAGCTGCTTTTGTCGTATACCTTAATGAAGAGCAGACGCGGCAGGACTATTACAATGCAGTCCATGAGCTAAAGAACAGCCGGGATGTAGTATGTATTCGTCAAGCACATACAGAAGATTGGGATGAAATATATCGCAATGCTATCTTTTGTCACAAAGACACAAAGCACCTTAAATACTATCAGATCAACGACGACAGGAGATTGATACGCAAATGCCGGTTAGAGAAAATGAGTATTGATGAATATGTGAAAGTTCACGTACTTCCAATGGCAGATATTCTTAAGGAACGCCATTGTGAATTAAAATAGTACATTTGTTTAAGGTTAGGTTAAAGGGAATACAGAGAAATCTGTAATTTCCCTTTTTTTTAAACCATGATCTACCACCTCACTCCCGTACACAAAGAAGCTCCATTGATGTTTAACCCGGCACTAGGGCAACGAGCTTATAAAGCACATCATTACATACATGCTGAAACAGAGTTGCATTTCATCTTAGTAAGTTACAAAGATGCTTCTGATATGATTAACTTTGCTCATTACATAGAGCACCCGGATGGTTTTATTGCAGCTTACATTGAAGGCGTATGCCCTGCAAAAGAAGATTACGATATAGTGATTGCTGACATAAACCAAAAGATTGCAGAAATGCATCCAGAGGATCCGGCAGCAAAACTCTACCGGTCACAGTTTAAGTTTCACTTGTTAAATTAGTGTTATGGCTAAAATGGCTCAAATTGCATTCTCCGTCAGATATATTGTCTGGCGGATGGATGCAAAGACAAAAACAATGTATCGTTATTCATTTACAGAATATGCAAAATACCAAAAAATTGCAGAAATGCACTATTGGACAATCGAAGTTAACCTAAACTAAAACAACAAAAACAGAAATTACTATGCGAGATTCAGAAGAAATTGAAATAATAAAGGGATTTGTTTACGGATGGATACTATGGATAATTATTGTTGTGGTATTCCTGTCGTAGCTATTGCACCTAACGTATGGGTATTGGCGAAGTTGCCGAAACGAAAGTTAAATTGAAAAATAAATGTTGAAATTATGGACGAAAATGTTTCTTTGAAAACGGAAACCCCCACTGACGCAAATAATGTGTTAGTGGATGGGCTTTATCCGAAGAAAAGAGTTGCTTGGAACTTAGGCAAAAAGAAGCCTTATGCAGACCAAGACGGTGATTTATGGTGTGACTGTGATAATCCAAAACTCATAAGCAACTATCACGGCAGGGGTCAGGCTTCTTGTATGTTGTGTGGTTATCCGTGGTTTCATTAGCCTTGCCACTAACGGTTCTCGGCTTTGCGAAGGCAGGGGTTAAGATGCACTCCCTTTCAGCCTACCAC